TGCTTACCCTCACAACCAGTTACAAAGCGCGGCCTTTCGTCGGATCACCCGTCCAATGACATTCATCATGTCGAGTGGCAATCTGCACCAAGCCGCCCATCTTAGATTGCGGCAGGGTTAACGGCTGACAATATAGAGGATCCTATAGGGAAAGCTTTGCCGCGGCGTCGGCCTTTCCGTAGCCAGCTGGTATCAACGCTTCTTCAATCCAGGGAATGGATCTCGCCCCAACGCCTTGGCAATCTTCCGCCAGTCTTGTCCGCCCATCCCGGGCATTCGCAGCAATTCTGGGGTCGGCTGATTTTGCATATCTCCGACCACCTCATAGCCGGTCTGGTTTAGCTCGCGGAGAAGCGAAGGCCTGAGTTTTAAGTCTGCAAGTTTTGTGTCCATGTCGGCATTAAAACAGACTAGACCGAGACGCGCCATTGCTTAATTATACACGCGGTGCATGTGCTTGCCGGGACTTTAGTCCGGCTCATCAAGGGCAAAGGTCTTAGGCGGAACGACGAGCGAAACCATTGAGGCATATTGGAGTTGTCATCCCGAGCCGGCAACCTCGTCTGCCGCTCATATGGGACTGCCTCAGAGCTGCCCGCGTCGTCCCTTCTGGGAAGCTCTGAGGCGCCCTCGTCTTACAGGACTTTCAATGACGCACGACCGAGACGATCACAGCCTACCGGAAGAAAGCCCATCCACTGACGAGAAACCTGCGCTAGACACTCCACAGAGGACGATTGCAAATCGGCGGAAGTCTGTGGGCGTCATCCAGGAACGCGATACCGCCCGCCTGAAGGCGCTGGAATATCTCGGCAGACGGTGGCTGTCACATCGCTAGCAGTGACGGCATTAACGCCGGAGCTGCGCACCGTCCCGCTGACTGGCCTCGATCCGCTGCAGGATTTCGCGCATCACACGTGTATCGATCGAGAGGCTGTTGAGCGTGTTCTCAACGGCCTTCATTGAGGTAGCAGCTTCGGCCGCCTGCTTTTCCACTGCCGATATCCGGAGCTCATGATTGTCGATTTGCCGAAGGGAGACCTCCGCCGCAGTCAGGCGCTTGTCGAGGCGATCGATGGAATTTGCCTGCGAATCCTGATTGGCGTTCACCCTCTCCCAGGTCGCGCCCCACGCTACGAGGCCGCCGGCAAAGCCGAACAGGATCACCAGGGTGTTGAGGTTGTATTCGAACCTCCATTTCGGAGTTGCGACCATCTTTTCGGTTTCCTGTGTTTCAGCCAATGCCTACCCCTCGTATGCAATGCTGGTCGATGATTAATTGCCGCAGCTGAGCGAACTCAGCAGCCGGTTATGGCCGCCACGTCATTCGCAAACGGCCGTTCGTTCTGGAGGATGTAGACGGTCGTTTCCAGCTTCGGACGAAGCGGAGCGAACCCGTCGCATGCATTCTGTTTGTTCGTCGTCTGGCAGCCCGTAATGAGCGCACAGAGAGGCAGCGTCAGAGCTAGACACTTCAGCATCGATCACGCCTTTGTTCGGAGGATTTTGACGGAGGTTTCCAAGGCAGAAACTGCGGCCTGCTCGCGGCCGGCGGCTTTCCCCTTGACATAGGCTGGCACCACAATCAGAGCAGCTCCCATGGCCGCTCCTGCAGCGAACTTCATCCAGTCGAGAAGCCCGAACATCACGCCTCCTCCCAGTCTGGAATGTCGACCGTCTGGCCAGCGAGCGCATGGTTGCAGTCAGCTAGGAATTGGATTCTGCCATCCGTCACGAACGAATGGCAGCGTATTGGTCCCTTTCGCATAGAGCCTTCCACCAGAATGGAGGGCGTAAACGTGGGCGCATCCGGATTGCCGTTGTATCCCCAGCGCGGCCCCGGCCCATCGCCGACGCCGACCTGGTGCGCGCCATCGCAGCCCGGGCACCAGAACATGAGCCGTCCACCGTCGACGCTGCGGAGCTTTTTCGAGAGAGCAGCCATCACGCCATTCCCTCAACCTGTTTTGCGACGGCCTTCCGATCGGCGTTCTTGCGCCAGTAGAGAAAGCCAGCAATGCCGCCGAACGCGACGAGGATCAGGAGGAGGTTCTGCCACGGTATGCCGCCAATCGCGGTGAGCAGCGAAGCGCCGCCGCCGATGACAGACGGGGTGATGACCTCTTTCGACTTCCACCACGGCGCATCGAGGCTGGGCGGCGTGACAGGAACCGGCTTCTCCTCCGTCACCGGCGCCGCCTTCACTTCGGGCCGTGCCGCTTCGCCCGGGGTGAGCGCCACAAGCGCCGTATGCATCGCGGCACGGGTTTTCGGACCCACGTCGCCGTCGACCTGCAGGCGCTGGTCCGCCTGGAACTGAAGGACATTGTCGGCACGGTAGCCGAGGAGAACGAGCGAGATCCGCGCCAAACCCTCGAAGCGATCGGCCAAGCCGTTCTTGCCGCCATTGATCTTCTTCGTGATGGTCTCGGCGTCGCCCTCGTCGGCCCAGCGGTTCAGGTCGCGCGTGTCCCAGTAGAACAGAGGCACCAAGCCTTCCCACGGATCGCTGTTGACCGCATCCGGATCCTTGACGAAGTCCGGGCAGTGGAGCCCGGCCGCGCGGCACCAGTTGCGAAACTGACGATAGTTATCCTTCCCGGTAAGCTGCATGCCGGTTCGGCCGCGGTAGAGATAGCCGTCGCCATCTTTCTCCGGCGTGTTGCCGAGATCGGGGCGCGTGTCGTAGCGCTGCTGCGCCGGCGTCGGCCCCCAGATCTCTCGATCGTAGCGGAAGTCTCCGCTCTCATGCATGAGCTGGGCGAAATAATGGGCGAGACGGTGCGGTCGATCCATGCCGAACCGGTCGCCGTACTTATCCAGCGCCGCAAGCACGGACGCGAGATTGCTCTCGTTCACCCTGCCCTTTGCGGCAGCGCGAACCTGCTGAGCGGTGATGGCGCTCATTGAAGTCTCCTGGTTGTCGTTGGGGAATATTCGGCGGCTGGTTTGCGGGGGCCGGCAGTGTTACGGCTTAACCTGACATTGGTGGTCTTGCCCCTCGCAGGCGGCCGGGAGGCTCGTCACCGGCATCAGCCCTTGACGGGCCTCGCCATTGATCCCACATCACTGGAAATGGGGCTGGACTTGGGCTTGGACATAAACGACAGCGAAACGGAAAGCGCCGGTGGGATCGAGCCGACTTCTGACCTCTCAGAAATCGCGGCACAGTGCGCCGCTTCGAATCTTCTTGACTTTGCGGCGCAGCTTGCTGGCCTCGCCGAGGACCTCAAAGCTCTAGCGGCTAGGCCGATCGAGCCCATGTCGATATCGGCCGAGCCCGACGATCAGCCTGAATCAGGCTCCTCCGACATCACTTTGAAAATCGAACCATCAAGACAGTAACGTGGCAACAAGGGCCGCTACAAACCGACTGCTGCGAGAGCTGCAGTCCATTCTAAAATGTCGAGAGGGATCGCCGCGCCGGGAGGCACGGTTTTATCCATCTGATTTTCCTTTTGGAGTTTTTTGATCCGAAGCGGATCAGGGGGAAGGATTTGCGGCTCTCGTCCGCAACATCGGGAAGCCTTACGTTTCAAGCTCCGTAACGCGGGCCGTCAGCGCCGCCACCTGGTCGCTCAGGACGGCAACCGTGCGCTGGCTCTCAAGAAGCATCATGGTCATCTCCTGGACGGCGGCCACGAGGCTCGGAATGATCTGCACATGGTCAACCGCCTGCGGTGCGATGATCTCGCCCGTCTTTTCGAACTCGAAGCCGGGCTGGACCAGCGATCGTGGCGTGTTCTCGTAGACCTCGTCGGACTCGACATACCCGGGAATGACGCGCTCCAGTTTGCGGAGTGCTACCGTTCCGTCCTCTTGCACCTCTTCGACCAGGTCGACGACCACGGTCTCGGGAATGGCGGCACCCTTTCTGGTGACCGTCCCGATATCCTCCATGGCGTCCTTCTCGCCGGAAACCGCGTGCGGCAACACCTGCTGCATTTCGTGAGCAATGAAGCCGGTAACCGGACCCGGAACGCGCCCGTCTTTCCACGTAAACGACACAGGCCGGAGTGCCAGCACGCGCAAGATGGAGGATGAGAGATCGGAGAACTCAGAAGCCTCGATTTGCACGGCCACGAGGTCCGAAACGTTCTCTTTGAGGCGATAGTCGGACGTCGAGGGCAGCGACAGGCCCGTTGAATCCGCGCGAATTCGGCCGCCGTTGACCAGCGTACCGGTCGCACTCAAATAAACCTGCAAGGGCGAACCGTTTGACGCCGCATCGAGGAAGGAAAAGAATTGCCCGTTAGAAAGACAAGACGAGCCCGTGCCGGTCTGAGAAGTGGTGTTGGACGTTCGCGCGCCGACGTGCAGACTGGAAGAATTCCAGATGCCGCACCTGTCCCCTGAACTAGCAAAGGCGACAGTCGCCGTGTTGTATCCGTAAACACCACTTCCCGGCGCTTCGATGAATGAATAGCTCGGAAACGTGTGCCCCGTCGATGAGACGCCGCCGACCAATATCTGGTTAGCCGTGCCGCCGAGTGGCTTCAGGACAATCTGCGGCCCCGTGTACGTAACCTCGCTCGAAAACGCGATCGTCTTTTGCGAAGAGTTTTCGAGCGAAAGCGAAGCGGCCGCACCTGCGCCCCTTTGAACGACACTCCACGACCGTTCCGTTGCGAATGTTGCGGCAATCACGCCATCGCCTGCAATGGCAGCGCCACGAAACTGTTGCGGCGCCGTCCAGAGATTGTTGCTGTCAGTCAAAGCCGCCTTAGTCAGCCCGAGTGTGGCGAGCACTGTCGCGAGATCAGGGTCATCGAGCAGCGTCCGGGCGAAGCCGGTTATCGTGGCAAGCGCGGCTGCCCCCGAACCGGTAAAGTATGCGAGCTTGTCGGCGGCAGGATCGAGAGAGGCGATCGCCGCCAGTGCGGCATTGTCGAGCCGCTGGATATAGGTTGCGAGCGCCTGGGCGTTGGCGGAGAGCTGCTGCAAATAGGCGGTGTCGCGGATGATCCAGTACGCCTGGCCGGCCGCTGTCGTGCCGCGCCACGGCTTCGCTAGCGTGATCTGTGTGTCGCTGTCGATCGAGAGGATCGGAACTGGGTTGCCGTTGCTGCTGTCGAGCCCGAAGAGGCCGCCGGCAATCAGTGCCGTGGCCCAAGCGGTCCCGGAGCCAGTCACAACAGCGCTGCCGGCGGTCACGGAAACCGTGCCCGTTACATAGGGTGCAGTCATGTCAGATTTTCCTAAGCTGGGATGCCGAGAATGTAGTAGCGGATGCGGAGCGGCTGGTCGCAGCCTTCGGTTTTCCCCGTCCCCGGGTTATCGGCGTCGTTGTAGTAGTCGCCGACATTGCCGCGGTGCGTGACGAAGGTGGCGCTCGTCTGCGTCAGCCGGCAATGGGTACTGTCGCCGCAATCGGCCTTCCCTTGGTAGGGGACAACCAGTCTGCGAACGCTCGGAAGCCGGATCGATTCACTCCAGCTGCCGACCGAGTCTTCTGACGAAGCACCATGTTTGGTCATGTATTTGACCATCGGGAACATGCCGGTGGCGTCGAAGTTGATCACGCTCTCGACCGGGCTGCCGACCGGGATGGAGAAATACCCTTCCGTGATGATCTGCACGCAGGGCCGGCGCGTATCGATGATGATATCCGCCCAGGAAGGCGGGTTCGCCGAGCCCGGTCGCAGGAACTGCACCACATCAACACCGCCCTCGGTGAACGTCTTGAGCACGCGGTTGCTGCCGTTTGTCGGGCTATCGCCCGCATCGAGATAAAGCATGAAGCGGGCGCGCATCGACTGCGTCGCGTTGAAATAGATGCGGCTGCCGCTGAACCAATATTCCGCCCCAAAATCCATGTCGACCGGGTTGCACGGGTACGTGATCACGCTACCCGTGTAGAAATGCACGTCGAGTGCGATATTCGCCGGCAACTCGATACCGGTGTCGTAAAAGGACTCTCCGGCTGGCAATGCGATGTCGGCCGCTGCAATCACCTTCACCGGCACGCGGCGGCTATCAAACGCCACCTGCCATTCGTTTGCGGTCTCGGCGTTGTAGCCGGGCTTGGCAATAATCATTGCGTCGGAGCGGATGATCACCGATTTTTGCCCGTTTGGCGCAAGAGGCTGCGCCTCCTTGGAAGCCTCCTCATTGCCAGCCAAATTCCAAACCACCAGGCGCTTGTCCCGCGATTGGAAACGGTTGTAAGCATCGTCGAGCGTCGAGTTGGTGATTTTCGCATATGTCCCGTACGGGAACGAGCCATATTGACTTACCGCACCGCTGAAATTCTTCACCCATGGCGCTTGCCGCCAGTTTCCCATGAAATAGTAGCCGCCTTCATCATGGTAGTATTTTCCTGAATACCGGCGCTGCACGCGCATCTGATTGAAGCGCCCGGTGTTCGTCCGCGTCGCCTTCACGTCGAAGAGCGGCATATCGTATTTCATCTTCGGAAACGCGGTATTGCGGAAAAGCCAGGTGCTTTCGCCGCCACCCGAGCCTTGGCACTTCTGATAGGTTCCAGAGTTCGAACCTGAGGGATAGTAAAGGTAAACGACGCTCCCACTTGAGGCGATCTGATTGATCGCCTCGATATGCGCGATCGACGCATTCAGAGCATATTTCGAGTTATAGAGGAACATCGACCGCTGGCTGTCCGGCGTGGTGCGCGGATTGTCTGCGTCGTTCTTCATGATCTTGATGCAGCCGGCGCCGGTCGAGTCGACGCCAATCATTGTGCGAACCATCAGCTGAAGATCTCGATCGTGCCGTTGTTGAGGTCGATTTTCATTTTGCCGTTCAGCGACTGCAGAAGGCCGGCATTGACCGTGCCGATGTTTGCAACCGCCAGCTTCAGCTCGCCGTTCTCGAAGACGAGGGGATAGTGGCGGCTGTTGCCCGAGGTGACGAGGAACTGATCCGCCTGCACGGCCATGCGCGATTTCTGCACGCCTGCTTCGGTGTAGAGCTCGACGAAGAAACCGGACACCTTGAAGCTTTCGCTGGTACCTGCCCGCAGCATGACGGAGAAGCGCGCATCGACACCCGTCGGAGCCGAGACCGCCTCGAACTTCACCAGTCCCTCGGCAAACCGACCATTCACGTCGGCACTGACGCCGGTGATGCTGCTCGCCAGCGCACTGTCTGCATTTGCCCGCGCCGTCTCCTCGCTGATCACCCTCGCGGCCGTGGTGGCGATACTGGCCGTGAGGATCGTGATCGACTGCGCCAGCGCCTCGGTTTCCGAGACGCGGACCCGGCGTTCCTCGATGATCTGCGCCAGCGCATTGCCAAGCTCCGCCCGCAGCTCCTGCCGCTGCACCTGGCCGACAGCCCCCTCGAGCGAGAAGGCGTCGAGGATCTGCTGGACGGTCGGCCGCAGGTAATCGTCCATCTCCTGCTGCAATTCCTTGAAGCGGCTGAGCGCATCGTCCTGCAGCTGCTGCAGTCCGGTGAGCAGCGTCTGCAATCCCGTCGGCTGCGCCGTCGTCATCCAGGGCGTAAAGGTGCGCAGCCGGTCGGGCACGGTCGTGATCGTCGCTCGGGCATTGTAGACCTTGCCTGAGACGACGTTCTTCGTGGTGCGGAAGCTGCCGTCCTCGGGCGAGGTGCACTGATCCTCGAACAGCTCCATCGTGCCTTCGATCTGGTAGACGAAGCGCACGGCCGTGATTGTCGGATCATCCGGCGGCGTCCAGGTGAACAGCAGCGCCGGCGTGTCATAGCCCTGCGCACCATTGATCATGCCGACGGCAACATTGAAGTTCTGCACCGTCGAGAGAAGCGACGGGTTGATCGGCGGCGTCGGCGGCACGACGATCGGCCCGGGCTCGATGCCGTCGTCGTCATAGATCTCAGCGCTGGTTTCGGAGAGCACCAGGGTGATGCGCAGCCGCTCGTCGGCCCGCCACTCGCTGATCAGCCAGCTCTTGCCGCGCCAGGTGATCCATTCGCCTTCCTGTACCGCCAGGCCAAAGCGACGGCTGACGGGAACCGTCGCCTTGCCGCCCACGCGGTTCTGCCGATAGCGGATATTGAGCAGATACTGCGCGATGTCCGGATCGGTCACCTGCAGGAAATCGATGCTCGTCTGCCGGTTGCGGCCGTCGGCGGCGATGTCCGCATTTACATAGACCGGCTTCAGGCTCTCGGGGTTCCACATCGACTCGATCGAGGTGAACTGGCCGGAGAGATGGTTGAAGCGCTCGAAGGCCGACGGCCGGAACTGCACGTCCTTGGCACGGTCAATCGGGATGTCGGCCGCAGTCAGATCCTTGACCGGGATCTGCGGCGCACCGGGAATGACGCCGGAAAGGCCGCGGCGGTTGAGGCCATAGCCAGCCATGGCATCGTCAAACTGCTTCAGCACCTCGGTATGATCGTCATCGCCACTGACGAAGAGCGAGCACTCATAGGTCTTCTTGCCGTTGCTGCGCAGCGTGTCACAGACGTTCATCGCCACGAAATAGGTGGCGAGATCGATCTGGCCGAGGCTCTTGCCCTCGCCGATCAAGGTCCGGCCGGAGACCAGCGCGCGAAGGCCCAGCTGATAATTGAGCCGGTGCACGGCCGGATTCTTCGTGTGCACCCAGGTTGACGGTGTATTGAGCCGCTGCGTCCCGGAGCCGCCGGCCACCGTCGAGTCCTTGCGCGGATCGTATTCGCGCAAGCCGCGCAGCACGAAATCGATGTCCGGCTTGCCTTTGCCGGCGTCGCGGAAGAATTCGAGGTGATAGTAGCGCTCGACGACAACATAGCACATGCCCGAAAGCTTGCTGGTCGCCTTCCACTTGTTGCCGAGAGTGGCCGTAACGTCGACGAGGCGCTGATCGACGCCCTGTCCCGGCCGGCCGTCATAGAAGCGGATCGAGATTGCGCTGTTGCCGTCGCCGTCGATGAAGCCCTGCACGCCGTAACGCGCGACCTCGTTGCCGATCGTCGCCTGCGCCACGAGATTGTACTTCTCGCCATACATGTAGACGTAAGGCTCGAGCCCGTCGCACCAGCCGTTGGCGAGGATGAAGACCTCGGCATTGCGCTTGTTGCCCTTGTCCCACTTGGCATAGAAAGTCCGCTGCCCCTTCGTCTTGCCGACACCGTAGAGCGTGCCGACCGGCACATCGCCACCGAACTGGATTTCGCCCTGGACGGCCGTGTATTTCCGCTTCTGCTGCTTCTGCTGGGTAAGCTTGCCGATCGCCAGCTTGGCACCGAACGCAAGAGCGCCGCCGATGAGGCTGGCAGCAAGCGCAGAGCCGCCGAACAGCGCACCGGCGATCGCAGTCGCGATTGAAGTGAAGATTGCCATACTGGATTATCCGAGGTGGAAGGCTGCAATGACGTCGGCGAGAGCGTGATCGCTCCGGCCGCGCTCGGTCTTGGTCACGAAGCGGGCGCCGAGGCAGATGCCGACATGCTCGGCGCCGTCGACGAGCCGCAGGATGACGAGATCGCCGAGCCGCGCTTCCGCCCCGCCCTTCGGCTCCTGCCCGAGCTCGGCCGCGAAGAAGCTCACCAGCGACGTGTGCCCGCGCCGGCGCAGCGCCCGCTGCGCGCCGGCGAGCGTCCGATAGGCGCCGCGATACTTCTCGGCCACGGCCGAACCCGTCAGTGCATCGACGAAGGCGCAGCCGAGCATGAAGCAATCGGCCGAGCCATAGGCATAGGGTTTCGCAAGCTCACGCGTGAGCGTGGCTTCGACGATGCGGAAGCGGTTCATGGAATGTCTCCGAGGTGCGGGATGCACTGCACAAGCCGGACCCGCTCGGTTCCCCAAGCGTTCCCCCGCCGTTCTATACTCTATAAGCTAGATCGAGATCAGCGCGACACTTGTCCCCACTCCTCGGGGATGGTCGCATTCGTCGCCACGTGCTCCAGGCCCGTGTCGGCAGGATCGTTGTCGAACTGCTGCTCGGCCTGCGAGCGCTTCACACCGGTCGAGCCGCGCGCTGATCGTCCCGGCGGCTGCAGGTCAATCATCATCGTCAGCGTCCGCTCGGAGCTCGAGACCGCGCCTTCGTTGTAGCGGACCTGGTCGATCTCGTAGATGGTCGAGACCAGCACCCCGACGACGTTGCTCGTGTTCGGCTCGCCGGCGAGCGAGGTGATGATGACCGGCGCGTTCTGGTAGTTGAACTCCTCGATCCGCGCGACCGCATCCTCGGGATCGGTCACCGGAATGTTGGAGAAGATGATGGTCCGCGTGGTAACGGCCACGCCGACGGCGCTCACCAGGTCACCGGGCTGGAGATACCGGTTCGGCAAGTACACCAAGCCATTGTACGTGAACTTGCGGCCGCCCCGGTGATAGCCAACGGTCTTGTCGGGCAGATCGAAGCGGATCAAGTCGAGGATTGCGAATTCGCCGCCGTCGACCAGGTCCTCGACCTCGGGAGATAGCACGCTCATGAGAGGAACAGCTCCGTTGCGGTAAACTGGACATTATAGTTCGGCCAGGTCTTCGGCAGGCTGAAGCTCCCGGCATCCATCTCCATGATGCAGGATGGCTTCTCGAAGTGGCCGGTGCACGGCAGGGTGAACACCTGCAGGTCGAGACCGAAGCGGATCTTCAGGGTCACGACGCCGGCCGCGCTCGCAGTCGCAGCAAGAGTGACCCGGTGCAGCGATCGCACGAAGGTCGATTTCCGCACCTCGACATAATCCCCCGGACCGAGTTTGAAGCCGGCCGGAAGGCCCGAAACGACGATGGTGTTGCGGTCGGTGACCGACTGCAGCACCGCGTCGCCATTGAATGCCCCGCCACCGGCCTTCACGCCGGAAAGTGGACTGCTGCCCTGATAGGCACTCGGCCGCGGTCGGTGCGCATCGTAGCCGGCGATATAGCCGCCATCGTTCGCGTCCATGTTGAAGGCGTCGAAGAGCGCCGCCTCGGCCGTGGTCAGCTTCGATGCGGAATAGGATGCTACCCAATATGGCGTCCCGGAATAGGCCGTCTCGGTGCGCCGACCCTCCATGCGGTTGGTATCGCGGATGCGAACCGGATCGAACGCGACCTGGCCATAAACCACGCTCGGAAGCGAAATGAGAAACGCCATCAGAAATCTTCCCCGCCGTTCTGGCGATAGTTCGCCCGGGCTTCCTCATTGCTGCGGACAATACGCACGGTCTGGTCGCCGGTCTGCTCGAGGATGCTGGCCAACAAATCCTTGCTCAGTACGATCTCAACGACGGTGCGCCCGCCGCCACCCTCGCCATCGCCTGATGCGCTGGACAGCTTGCTCGGCGCGATGATGCGGCCGTGGCTGGTCGGGGCAAAGAACTCGTCCTCGTATTCGTTCACCCGGTAGATGCGCCCTGGAGAAACATCGCCGCCCCCAGCGCGCGCGCCGCCATAACCGAGGAAATCGCCGAGTGTCGTGGTCGGCATGAAGTTTGAGGCGGAACCGGCTCCGCCGCCGAAGATCTCGCTGAATAGTGAACCGAAAAGCCCCTTCCCGTTCGTCTGGACATTGATGATCTCGGACAGCAGCGCCGCGATCGCCTCCTTCGCGTCAAAGCTGCCGTCGACGATGCGCATCAGCTGATCATCCAGCACCTGGCCCATCCGCTCGGCCGCCTCCTCGCTGCGCTCATACTGCTCGGCCAGCGCCTCCTCCGCAGCAAGCTGGCGGTATTTTTCGTCGATGAGCGCCGAGATTTGCTGGCCTTCCTTCGAGGTCGCCTCGACACCTGCCTCGCGCAGCGCAATGGTGCGCTCCCGCTCGATATCGGTGAGGCCTATGATCGCCAGTTCCTCGCGCAGCGACGCGATCACGTCGTCGATCGCCTTCTTTTCCTTTTCAGCCTCAGAGACTTTCTTGGACCGGCCGCCGCCCTTCACGCCATCATCCGGCGGGGTGATCGGCTCCCACTTCTGCTCAGGAGGAGCGGGCTTTGGGGAATTTCGCTCGCTCAGGATCTCGATGATCCTGTTCTCCTCCTCGTTCAACTTGTCCATATGCGCCTGGAGTTCAGCGATCGATTGATCGATCATCCCGCCGGCGCCGGTCTCGCCGAGCGCAATACGTTCCCGCGTCGCCTCTTGGATTTGTCGATGCGTGTCGTTCTTTTCCCCCATGATTGCGGTTTGTCGCGTCTGGAGGGTTCTTGTCTGCTGTCGCTCGAATTCATTGAAGCTGTCGATAAACTGCCCCAGGCTGGCGACGGCGGACACGATGGCCGCCTTGAGATTTGTCCCGACCGTGGTCGCGATCGCATTAAATTGGCGGTCGATCTCCTCCGCTTGCTCGATCATCTTTTCGTCGAGCACGATACCGAGATCATTGGCCGCCTTGATGGTGTCGCGGATACCGGCCTCTCCCGCCTCGATCAGTTGCACGAATTGTTCGCCGCCAGTACCGCCGAATATCTCGTCCATGATGCGGATTTGCGCCGCCTTATCTAGATCGCCCAAGCGGCCGATGATCTCGGTAAAGAGGTCCGCTGGATCCTCGAGCTTCCGCTTCAGGTCCTCGGCGGAATAGCCAAGGCGCTGGAAAGCCTCGGCCGCCGAACCGCCGCCGGTAACGATGAATTCGTCGGCGCGGAGGTTCAGCTCCTTGATGCCGTCCGTCAGAGCGTCGACGCCCACGCGGTTCTGCTCGGCTACGTACTTCAGTTCCTGGAAGCTCTTGACATCGAGACCGGCCCGCCTTGCCTCATCGCCTATGGATGCGATAGCCCCCGCTGCATCTCTGATTACTGCTACCGTAGAGGCGGAAACAATGCCGGTGATGAGGCCAGCCGCTCCACCAGCCAAGCTTTTGATCCGCCCAAATGAAGCCATTAGGTCGGTTGCCGTCGTTTTCCCGAGAGCCCGCACTCTGGCGAGGGCAGCTTCCAATCCCTTCGGATCGCCTGAAATCGTAACTGGGATATCGGGGCGACTCATGGAATGCCTCGTTGCGAAGAAAAGAAAAATCGCTACGCTCCGCCGCAAACAGGGAGGGGCGCATGTTCAAGTTGTTCTTGATACTGTCTGTGTTTGCAGCGTCGGAAGCGAAGGCCACCGGCTGCAACGAGACGATGCTCAGCATCTCCGACTGGTCGGCCGGACAAGCGGGTGAAGAGCACGTCGAATTCACATTGAACGTTCAGTCACACGCCAAGAAGCAGATTCGCATGCTCAAGGCTGTAGCCTACTTCTATGACGCCCTGGATGTTCCGCTCGGCGCCATACCCATTGGGCCAGATGCTACCATCCCGGCGGTCGGCAGATACAATGAACACCTAACGTGGCCAGCAAATGTTCATCTAAAGCGACTGCTCCACTTGCGGAAGCAGGACGTAAAGACCGCCACCTGCGTGAAGGCGGTCTTATACGAGGATGGATCGAAGGAGAGCTTCTAACGCTACGCACGTTTCGGGCTGCTAATCCGGTCTGAGCAGGTACCCTTACAGCACGCGTCGAGGTTGGGGGCGAACAGGCCTCCTCATACCGAGCACGCCCCCGCTATTGTGCAAGGTCAGTAATCGAACAGGTCAACGCTGAGTTCCTCGGCTACAATCATCGATGATCCGCAGGCCTCTTTTCATCACCTTCGTATTCGTGGAATTCAATTTTTGCCGTTATTTCGTTCATCGCGTAGTGAACAAACTGGCGGCCTAGATCGGTAAGTTCATATGGCTCAACCTCATCAAAGGCCGACTTCGCGGTTCTTGGTGCCATCCCCGGCCTGGAACGCGGTGTGGGCCGTTTGAGCATGAAATTACCTCTGCCGTCGACATCTCGATGCTGTCGAATGACGCGCCCCGTACTCAAATCATGTATCAGGAGCTTGAACAAATCGGCCTCCGCGGAGTCTTCGCGTACGTCCGGCTTAGCGAGGTTATCCCACATCGCCCCGCGCGTAATTCCCGGATTCCGGTAGATCTCTCCGATGACCTGAAAGTGAAAATCGGAGTACATGTTGATCCAGTCGAGAAACAGACGAACCACGTCGTCGGTGGTTGTCTTTGCCGCCGCCGCGGTGGCAAGGATGTTTCGAACTCTCTGTCGCTTGTATTCGGTATCCACCGATGACCAATTTCGGAACGCCTTTTTCAAGAGCGCCTGATACTCTGGAGATTCAATCCGCTGGCGCACCTGCTCGTCATGCATGTCTACCCGGGCGACAACTTCCGCGATTGTCTTCCCTTTCTCACGCAATTCGTCTTCAAGCATTTGCATCCATTGCTTGAGGACCTTTGTTACCTGCTCTTGTTCATTCTCCGACCAATAACTGGCGCCGGCGGATATCAGACCGCCGATGAACGGGATTGATCCACCGACCGCATTCAAGGCTGCCCGAGCAACCTTCTTCTTCTGGTCGGGTTCGAGCCCGTCTTTGTCGATATTATCCATTTCCATCCACGTACTCGGACCAAGAGCAATGACGCTCAACAATGCCGAGTTGCAGAGGTACTTTCAAGCTTGCTGTTCGTCACACTGTGGAGTGCGCAGCTAGATTCCATTTTCGCAAGCAGTCGTGCTGCCACCGCCCTTTACGGACAAACTCCTTAACCCGATTGTCGACACTCATGAGGAGTGGATAGCAAAATCCCGCGTGTCCTCACCCCCCGACTGTTTTGGCGCTCGGGTTGCTCTTGAGCGAGGGCCGCACGCCGTGCTCTGCGGCGATGCGCCTGACCTCCTCGCGGGAAATGAACGGCCCGCCACGAACGTTTCCGCTAAGTCCCTCCACGGTCATCTCGAATTCCGCCGCCGTCGCCTTCCAGAACATTTCCGGCGACCAGCCGAGCATCTTCGGGTTGGTGGCGATACGGTACAGCGACTTGAGATGATCCTTAATCAGGAGGGGCTTACGGGCTTTCCCAGGACGGCGTCTCCCGCGATCTGCGACGCGGTCCGCTCGTCCCGCCGAATTGTCCCGGCAGCAATGTGAGCCGACAGCGCCTTTTCGACCGCCTCGCGCCAGGCGAGCTGGTCGGCCGCCGAGATGTTGCCGTCGTCGAGGATCCTCGCGGAAAGCGCCGATATCTGATCCTCGTCGTCCGCGACAATCAGGCAGCGGACGGCGCAGGCGACCGCCTTCGGCTCGAAACCGAGCAGGCGGGCATAGAGCTCATCGAGCGTGCGGGCGCCGATCGCATCGGAGAGACGAGCGAGCCCGGAGAAGGTGACGGCGATGCGGAAGTCGATCGAGCCGATGCGAACCGCCGCCTCGCCGCGCAATGGGTTGGCAGGCAACATGGAACTCTCCGCTTAGACAGCCGGCACGAAGGTGAGAGCGCCGGTCATGGCGCAACGGATGTCTGCCTGCAGCTCGTTGGTCTTGTCGCCGGAGAAGGTCATCGAGACGAGCATGTCGCCCTCGAACGTGCCGACGCCGGGCACGGTGACCTGATACTCGGTGATGACCTGGTTGACGGCATCGGCGGTTACCGCCTTCATCGTGACGGTGTCGACGAAGGCGCCCTGCCCGCTGAAACGGATGGACTGGATGCCGTACATCAGCGCCAGCGTGAGCTTGCTGCCGGGATCGGTGCAGCTCGGTTTCGTGATGTCGATTTCCTCGTTGTTGATCTCGAGGGATCGCTGTTCGGTGATGCAGGCCAAGGTGAAGGCGCCTGCGCCGGTCGAGCGGGCAAGCGTGAGCTGACGGCCGAGAGCCATGGCAAAGTCCTCTTTTGCTGGTGGGAGTGGTGGCGCTACTGCATGCCGCCCAAAAGTGTGCAGCGGTTTTGGGATAACGGCATGCAGAGCGTTTAGAGCGCAGCCTGTTCCGGATTGGCGGCGAGCGTCTTGTAGGCGATCTGGTAGTTGAGTGAACCGGCAAGCAGGGAGATGCCGGTCTGCGGGTTGACGAAGTACTGTTCCGACTGCAGCAGCGCCTCAATGGCGAGGCCGTCTAAGGTCATGTCCGACGCCATCGCCGCCTCGATCAGCACACAAATCCGGTCGAATTCCTCTTCCGGTTCTTCGTCCCGCAAGTGCACGACGATCGAGAGCGGCAAGGACCGGTCGTAACCGTCCTCTCCGGCTGGCCCCGACGAGGGTCGGACCGTCAAGGTCTCCGATCTGTCGGCCCAGGTGACTGTGAGGGCCGGCAGCTTTTCCTGCGGGATCGCGCCCTTGCGACCGCGCTTCACCTTGTCAGCACCGGAGAACTCCGGAATGGCCGAGAGGCGCGCGATGACGGCCGCGAAGATCTGACTGCGGAGATGCATATCAGGCGACCGAGCGACCGAGGTCGCGGAGCGCCTGGTTCACGACACCCGCGGAATAACCCGCCTCGAGGATCTGGCCGCGCGCCTTGCCGCTATCGAGCAGGCGACCGATGTCGGACCGGATCGCCGAGCGGAGCCGCGACGGCAATTGCGGCCACGGCCGTTGCGTCATGGCGCCGGCGGTCTGGCGCGCGGCCTTCTTCTTGGCGCCCTCTTCCGTCGAGAACAGCGCCTGGCAGAGGTCCTCCATCGGATCGACCGCGACGGCCGGAGCCTGCTCCAGTTCCTGTGTCTTCATGATCAGATATCTCCGGCAAGCGAGATGCGGAGCATGGCCCGCGCATCATCGTCGATGTTAATGACCTGGTAGGTGACGCCGCCGATTGCGACGCTGTCGCGCTGGCTGGCGAGACCGGGCACGGTGGAGGCGGATACGGCGAGCAGATGCGTGGTGCCTTCGACGGCCTGCTCCTGCTCCTCCGCCAGATCGGTTTCCCGCCACACTCGCAGGATGACCCACACGGCGGGCCTGGCGACACCGTCCACCGTGAACACGGCCTCGGCATTGCCGAAGGCTTTGGCGAACTTCGGCCCCATCCGTTCGAACATGGCGGGACGCGGCGTCATTGCGGGGCCGTCAGTTTTTCGATCTCGGCCTGAAGCTTGGTGACTTCGGCGGCCAGCGTGGCATTGTCGGCCTCGAGCTGCTCGTTCTGCTTCAGCAGCGTGTTGCGATCGCCGATCGCGCTGTCACGCTCCGCCGTCAGTCGGTCATTGTCGGCCGAAAGCTTGTCGTTGTCGGCTGAAAGCTTCTCCAGGCCCTCGCGAAGCTTGTCGAGGTCGATAGAGCCGGGGCTGGCCTTCGCAGCGGGGTCGGCGGTAAAGGCGCCGAAATTCTTGCGGAAATTTTCCGCTTCCTCGGCCGTGATCCCGCCGGTACCGACCGGAACCGGCTCGCCGGGCGCGTAGGATTTCTTGCCGACCTTGACGGTCACATTGAACTGCTCGGTTTTCTTGCTCATCGGAGCGTCCTTTCAAGTCCGATATCCGCCGGCAGGAGACCGGCGGACATGCGGACGAATAGGGGTTGGGAGGGATTATCGAACCAGCGCGAACAGGCTGGCGTCCGGCTCCGGAGCGATCGGAAGCGGTGCTGCCTGCGTCTGGACGATGGTTCGCGACGGGTTCCTTTCCCGCCACATGTCGGGGAAGCGCTCCATCGGGAGAAGAGCATCGTTGTCGAGGATGGCGCCGTAGGCGAAGTGGCCCATGAAACCGAAGGGATCGAAGATCCCGACGCCCATGGACGGCCAAAAGTTGTTGCGCACGCCGCCGACGGTATAGGGCTGCGAGTACTGGATGAAGGTCAGCTCGCCGATGGTGCCGAGAACCGCGTAATACTTGTTCTCCGCACCGGTACTGACCGGCCCCAGCTGCATGATCCCGCCATCCTGGCGCCTGTTGTCGAGCGCCTCGAGGAATCGCAGCGACTTCTTCAGGAGACCTGCGGCGCCGGGACCGAGCAGGACCTCGCGGGCAGTGAAGCCGCTGGTATCGGAAAGGAGCTGCGCCCACGCCTCGATATCGTCCATCGGATCGACGCCAGCTTCGCCCCAGCGTGCTGCACCGGCGAGTGCGATCGTCAGCGCGGGATTGCGGCCGAAATTGACCGTCTGCGTCGGATAATCCTCGCCCTCGACGATCACCTGCCCGGTGCGGATAACCTGCGAGCACATGAATTCTTCGCGGCGCGTGATCCGCTGGTCCTGGTCGTCGATGATCGTCGCCAGATTATAGGCGTAGCGCTGCGCCGGCGAGTTGCGGCCGCCGATCGGCTCGCCCGGCATGCGGATCATGTTGCCGCCCGGGCGAAGCGTATTTTGCGGCTTGACGTAGGCCGGCGTGAAGCTGGTCGCCTTGAAGCCGCGGTTGGCCGAGTCCTTGCCGGGAACGTCCGGATGGACAAACGGCGCAAGCTCGCGATCCGGAAGGATCTTGTCGAAGACGATCTGTTCCATGTCGGAAAGGACCGTCGTGGAGAAATAGCGATCGCGCAGGAATGCTTCCGGGCGATCGCGGGGAGGCAGAACCGCAACGAGTTCCACGGTGGAGAGAAGAAGTTCTTCCATGTGTGGTGTCCTTTCGGTCTCGGGCTTACTTCAGGACGCGCACGTAGAGGGGAGCGCCTGCCTTGCGGAAAGCGGCCTCGACGGTAGCGGCCGTATGTCCGGCGCCCAGAATGAGTTTCGTCGAATCGAAGGCGCCGCTCGCGTAAGCCGCGGCGACGATATCGCCGGCGGATGCATCGCAATCGGTCGCCAGCACCAGGGCGGGCGTCTGCGAGCCGTCAGCAGCGGCCGAAGCGGACAGATTGTATTTGTCCGATGCGGTGATGTTGCCGAGGACAGCACCACGCTTGAGGTTCTGACCGCTGACGATGGTGATGTTGCGGGTGATGACCGGCACGTCGGAAACGAGCAGGTCGTTCGGGGCGAAGGTTGCTTCTCCCATGATCAGGAATCCTTCCGGTTACGGCCGTGGCGGGCCAGGATGGTGGAGCGGACGGTGGAGATCACCGCCTGTTTCTCGGTGGCCTTGCCGCCGCCAGGCGTGCCGGCGCCGAGCGTCGGGCTCTTTCCGGCCATGCGACCGGCAAGGCGCGAACCGCCGGCGGAAGCGGAGGAGAGAAGCGCACCCGCTTCCTTGGCCGAGTAGAACCTCGAGCCGAAGGCGAGCTCCGCCGCGAGGCCCGGATTGCTCTCGGCCTTCGGGTGGGTGAGGATCGAGTGGATGCGACCCTGCTCGGCGCGGCGAATTGCGCTGGCCGAGGTTTTGCCGTCGCCGGTCTCTTCTTCCTCGGTCTCGGCGCTGGTGTCCTCTTCCTCGGTCTCGCTCTCCGGATCGGAAGAGCTATCCTCGGCGGAGGTGTCCTCCTCTTCGGTTTCGATCACTTCCTCGTCTTCCGGCCGCTCGTCTTCCAGCCGGGAGCCCTTCTTGCCGCTAATGGCGGCGAGCACGCTCCGCGTGAGCGCGCTGCTACGCGTCAAGTTCGACATTCGTCGTCTCCAGTTGATGTTGGGGTTAGCCGGCTGTCCGGCTCAGTTCAGCTTCGAAGGCTTCGAGAACCTGCGAAGGGCGTGCAACCGCGTCGGCGAGGCCGGCATCAACCGCCTTCTGTCCACGGTAGACCCGCGCCTCAGTGGCGAGAGCGGATTGCTGTGTCAGCCGGCCGGCACGGTACCGCGCGACGGTCGCTGCAAATTCGACGCGGAGCTCTTCGAGCTCGGCGAGTTCCTGCTGAAGCACATCGTCCGGGATGGCTTCATAGGGGTTGAAGTCGGCCTTGTGCTCACCGGCCTTCAGGATCGTGACCTTCAGACCTTCCTTCGCCAGCCAGGCGCTCATATCGACATGCATCGAGATGACGCCGATCGAGCCGCAAATACCGGTCTGCGGAATGACCAGCTGACGGCACGGCGACGCCAGCAGATAACCGGCCGAGCAGGCATGATCCGTCAGAACGGCAATGGTGGGCTTCGCCTGCGAAAGCTCGAAGATCTGCTCGGCGCAATCGAAGGCACCGGTCACCTCGCCGCCGTAGCTGTCGACTTCGAACACGACGGCCTTGATGTCGTCGCGCTCGATGCAGTCCTGAACCTGTGCGCTGATCCCCTCATAGCTGGTCATGCCGCAGGACTTGCCGATCCATTTGCCCTTGTTCACGAGGGAGCCCTCGATCTCAATGAGCGCAATGCCGGACGCGACAAGAGCCGGCCCAGGATAGATGCGCTCTCCGTCCCAGTCGATCGCATTGCGAAGCTTCTCACCGAGGAGACCCATCTCTTCGCCGCCGGCGACGTGCGCCGAGGCCTCGGGGCTGCCAAGCACGCGCGGCCCGAAAGCCCGCGCAATGATGTCGCCCTTCGACGGATGCAGCATCAGCGGCGTGCCGAACATCCGGCTGGCGATTTCGGGATAGTTCCTCATGCCGTTTTCCTTCTGGCAATCCTCGGGATGCCGGCCGGATGCCGACGCGCAGAAGTCCGGCCGTTGACCTCTTCCTCGGTTTCTTCGCCCGGCTCGGCTGGCGGAGCGTCGCTCGCCTGCGATCTGGCTTCGGGCTTGCCCGGGTCGGGATCGAGCCCGAGCCGTTCGTAGAACGCCCGTTCCCGGGCCCGTTGCTGCGCATCCATTTTCCAGTCCCGCCCCTGCTCGGCCGCTTCCTGCTGGAGCGTGGTCAGATTGCCGGCGAGCCGCTCGCTGGCGGCCTGCGCCTCGCGCAGCGGGTCGATCCAGCCGCGGCCGGGGCCGATCCAGTCCGCATGGCACCATGCTGCCGGGTTCTGTTCGAAGGGAACGGCTCCCGCCGGGAGCTCGATCAGGCCCTTGTCGAACACTTCCTCGAGCCATGCCCGATAGATCGGTGCCATGAACTGCGAGGCGAAGCCGCCCTTCTTGGCGGTGAAGCCGCGCCAGATTTCCAGAAGTGCCGCGCGTGCCGACGAGTAGTTCACCTGGCTCCAATCCATGGTCAGCTGCTCATAGGTGACGCCGATCGCGCTTGCGACCTTGCGCAGCGCCGCATTGACGAAGGCCTCGAAGTTGGCGTTCGGGTGCTCCGGCTTGGTCAGCGTCGCCTTTTCGCCGGGCTGCAGCGTGTTGATGCGAACGCCCGGCAAGTCGATCGGTGCGGCGCCGTAATAGGCTTTCTGCGCGGCCGACATTTCGCCGAAGAGCTTGGCGATACCGTCGTTGCCGTAATCCGCCCCCATCGCCTCGAGCATCTCTTCCGGATCGAAGGGCGTTTCGATGAAGGCGGCCATGACGGCGTTCAGCATCGCCGCCTGGCTTTCATAGTCCTCGTAATCGGTCGACTGCTTGATCGACCGCATGACCGGCGCCCAGTCGGAAACGCCGCGCGTCATGCCGGCGCGCTTCTGCTCGTAGGCGTGAACGACGATCGGGCGCCCCCATTCGGTCTCCCGCTCGACATACTCCCAATGCCACAGGCCGGTATTCCCGGCGAAGAATTCGCCGGGATGCGACTTGCGGAAGTGGTAGCCGACCGGCGCGCCGTAACCGTCGATGGCGACGCCGTCGCGCAGGAACTCTTCGTCCATGCGCCCGTTCGGGTTCGAGCACCGGGCCGGGTCGACGACATGAAGCGCGGTCTGGAACAACGGTGCATTGTCCTGCCAGACGATGACGCCGAAGGCCTCGCCCTCGGGGCCGAACCGCTGACGCGCGGCAAGGCCGAGAACGCCGGCCATCGTTTTCGTCCGCTCGGCGTCGCACCATTTGTCGACGTCCTGCGTGTAATCGCGCCACAAGGCTTCGATCTTGTCGGCGATCTCCTCTGCCTGCTCAAACGTCATGTTGAGCGAAACGTGGTTCGGCCGCGCGGCAAGGGTCCAGCCAGAGCCGATGATGTTGTCGACGAGGCGCGAGGTGCCGGCGGCACCCCAGCCATCATTGCGCGCTACATCGTTCAGCCGGTCGACGAGCTCGGAGCGCGACCAGGTCAGCGCCGCCTGACCGGACCAGGTGCCCGGCCGCCATTTGGCGAAGGACGGATGATCGTAGGATGCACCCTGGTAGGCCGAGGACGCCATCAGCCGGTTTTTCGCGACCTGCACGCGGGCAGCGGCACGAACTGCTGGCGAAAGCGGCTTTGCATCGGGGCCGAGGATCGTGACTTCGCCGCTCATCCGAAGATCACTCCCCGGCTGCGCGCCCGAGCGAAGCGGCGAAGGCCGAGTTTCGCCTCGAGGTCGTGGACATACTGACGAAGCGCGCCGATATTGGTCGCGGCAAAGGTGACGCTCTCGCCGTTATAGCTGAGCGAGACCTCGGCGCGGCCGATCTCCATCTGGTGCAAGGCCTCACGTGCTTCGTCGAGCCGTGCCAGAAGGACGGCGCGTTCCTGTTCGGTCAGTGCCATATGGATCTTCCTAGCGGTTCCGCTGCGCTGCCCGGGCGGCGCGCGCGAGCGCGGCGGCGACGAGCGGCGATTGCTGTTCTGCCGCGGCGCTCTGGCCTGCGGCGGGTTCGGTCTTGACGGCGATCTGGTTCAGGTGATCCTCGAGGTCGCCCTGCGGCGGCGCTTCGAGCCGCCCGAGGCGATCGGCGATCGCATCCCATTCCTCGTCGGTCCAGTAGGGCACGCCCCAGCGATAAGCACCGGCCAGGCTCTGATTGAGCATGTCGATGATCTCGTTGCGCTTGCCCTCGGAGAGTTTCCAGACGTAGCGGGTGTGGCCGCTCCGGGTCTTCTCCGGTACGCGGGCTTCCGATGTCGCCTGCTGATAGAAATCGTCTCCGAAGCCGCGGGCGAAACGGATGTAGCCCGCCTGCTCCGGATCGTCTTTCTTGTAGTCCCGATAGAGCCGGATCTTGAAGGCCGAGGCGTTGAAGGTGAAGAACCGGGATGACCACTTCTGCTTTTTCGGCTTGCCCTTCCGGTCATACTCTTTCGTCTGCACGATCGGCGGCGCGGCTTCCGTATTGCCGCCGCGAACCATGATGACGCGCGACTTCGGATGCTTGCGAACCCAGTTCCAGACATCATCGGTATAGGCGTTGCCGTCGATCGCCACGCGGTCGGCGGTGCGCTTGCGGCCGGCATCGTCGAGCCACTCGCGCTGCAGCAGCCGGTCGAGGGCGGCGCGAACCTCCGGCTCGGAGATATGGCCGGAATGTTCCTTCGCATCCGCCAGGTGGCTGCCGGCGCGATGGTCGACAACGCCGTGGTCGATAACGGCCCGGTACCGATTCCTGCCGTAACCGACCAGTAGCCACTCGACACGGTCGCCCTGCACGTCCATGCCGAGCACAAGGGCCAGCGCCTCGGCCGGAATGACACCGCGCTGAAAACCGTGGTCCTCGGCGCGATCGCGGAGCACTTCCCAATCGATCGCCTTGTTGTCCGCCTCGAAGGCGAGCCCGAGCCAGTCGTTCCAGAACGTCTGCTCGGCGCCGGAACCCTTTTCGCGGTTCTCCGGTCCGCCGGCTTGGACCGTCAGCCACTCGCGGGCCAGGTTCTCCCAGCGTTCGAACGGCGAGTAGGCCATCCAGATGCGGAACGACCGATGGCGGCGGCCGCGCTCCGGGTACTTGGCGACCCACGTCGCGCCGTTTTCCGGCTTCACCATCCATTCGCGATGGTGCTCGTGGATCTCGCAGCCGCAATGGATGCAGACGAAATGCGCCTGCTCCGGATGCTCGGGATCGATGTGATCCCGCATGTTCTCCCAGCGCAGCTCCTGCAGCTCGTGGCAGTGCGGACACGGGACATGATAGGTCTCCTGCGTCCCTTCCTGATAGTTCGACGTGATCTTGCAGCCGGGCGAAACCATCGGCGTCGAGATCTTGAAGATCTTGCCGTTGAAGAATGCCTTGCTGCGGCTATCCGCCTGAACTTCCGGATCGCCGGCCTCGTTCATCTGCCACTTGGCAAGATCGTCCTGGACCTGCTTTCGCGGCGAGATCATCGACAGGCCCGCCGGCGAGTTGGCACCGGCCGCCTGGATGGCGCCGCGCCCGTCGATGCGTTCCTTGTAGAGCACCGAGTTGCTCGCATCGCGGCTGTTCTGCGAAAACAGCTTGGCGACCGCGGGCATCTCGCGCACCAGCGGCATCAGCTTCGTCTTCGACCAGCGCGCGGCGTTCTCCTCCGTCGGGTGCACATAGAGGAAATCGCCGGGCGCCATGTCGAGGGAGCCTAGGGTGAAAATGTTGGCGCAGATGGTGCCGCCGATCTGCGCCGACTTTGCAAGGCTGATAACGTTGCACGGATCTTCCGGCGACAGCGCCCGCAGGATCTCCGAGAAGAACGGCACCAGGTCTTCGTTGTACGGCCCCGGATGGTCCGTGATGCGTTCCGAGAACACGATGTTCCGCTTCGCCCAGTCGAGATAATCGACTGCCGGCGGCGGCTCGCAGATCTCGGCAAGCACGCCGAGAGCGAGCCGCTCGGGATTGAACAGCACGGTCATTGCTGCTCGTCCTCGACATGCTCGTCCAACTCGGCCGCTGCGTCGGCGAAGTCGCGCGCCTTCTTGGCCCGATGGTCCCGAAAGGACTTCAGCAGCACATGCGTCGCATCATGGGTCGACACCGAGAACTGCGCGGCAATCGCCTTCGCCATCTCGGGGATAGCCTGTTCCATGACCTTGAACGCCTCGGCCACGGCCTTGACCATCTCTCGCCGGGCATCGTCGGTCAGCATGTACCGGCCGAGCTCGAGAGCTTCCTCGCGCTCCATGCGCGCGGTGGTGATCTTTTGCTGTTTCAGCTTCTCGGCCGCGACCTCGTCAATGAACGGGTCAACGATGACGGTCGGCTTCTGAGGCGCCTTCGGCTTCTCCGGCAGATCGAACGACAGCTCGGAAACAACCGGCGCCGGCGCCGATCGCGTCGCCGTGCCGTTCGCTCCGAACCGCTGCGACGGATCGAGGGTCTTGCGCAGCTGCTCGACCGCAACCGATGCGCGGATCTTCGCGTTCCGCCCCTCGCCTTCGAGCGCATCGCCGAAGATCTTCCGCTCGGCGATGTACTGCGAGATGCGCCCGGCACTGACGCCGACATGAGCCGCAAACGCGCTCTTCGTCATGATGTCAGCTGCAAGGCTCATCTTTAGGAACGCTCGTTCTTTAGCCCGGCTCTTTAGTTTAGGCTCTGACTTTAGGCTTCAAAAAATCGCTCAGACTGGACAACCTCCGCCGTGCCAAATACCCGCAGGCGGGCGGATGCCAGGAAGGACCCGCGAACCTTCGGAGGGCCTATCGGGCCGTCCGAACCGCCCGCTGAAAGGCAACGGCGAAATGATCGTGGACGTTGGCGACCACATACCGCTCGACGACCTCGCGAAGGCGAAGACGGATGCGATACGACACCTGAGGTACGAACAGGATCACTGGATGAATGGCATTCGTTGCCGGATCACGCTGGTAAACGCCCGGGTAGAGGTGCGAAGGCTGCTTCGGCACGAAGAACCGCGCGTTCTTGTAGCTCTTGTTCCGCTTGAGCGACGACGATGTGCGGGTACGGGTCGCACCAGCTCCGCGATAGTCGATCTGCAGGTCGGCCATGACGCGGTTCAGAAACCCTTGCGTCATGTTGCCGTAACGATCAAGCGGCGCGCGCTTTGCTGGCACGGCCACCAGGTTACGCTGCATCAAACCACGATCTACGAGCTGCCGCTCGAAGGCCTTATGGGTGCGCATCCCACCTTCGATCTGCGGACCGAGAAATGCGGTGGCAGGCAATCCGCCCCTCGTGCGGTCGCCGGTCACAACAACCGCTGCCCGCAGGTTCTGCCGCGATGCCCGGTCATAGACGACGCCCCGCTTTGCGTAAGGGGTGGGCCGATCAAAGACCCGATCCATCTCGCGCTGGACTTCGAGGCGCCCACCCTTGGCCGTCTCGTTCAGCGTGAGCATGATGGCATAGGGCAGCTGCTTCCGCTCTATATCGGTCAGGGATCGATTGAACTGCTGGAGATCGACTTTGATCTGAGCGTCGAACATCAGAAGCTCCGAAACGGCCTGCCCATAACCTTTAACGGAGAAAGGCGACCTCTCGGTCGCCCATCATCTAAACATAGCAGTAGCACTGGCCCTGAGTCGGTGCCTCCACCTGGAGGCTGTTTGGGCGTGGGGCTGGAGCGTTGTCCCTGAGGCTTCTTGCCTGCTCTGCCCTAGCGCTTGGCTAGGGGATCGGAGGGTAACGTCTTCCGGCTCGTCCGTGCAAAATGACTCTCATAGCTTCCGGAGAAACGCAAGAGGCATGCTTTCGATATCGAACGGCCTGCCCTGTACGTCAATTCGCACGCTCGCTTTTGCCTGCCGGCACCACTTCACAGCCGTCACAACGCACCTGAAGCCGGCGAACGGCCCAAGCACGATGTCCGCCTGATCCCCATCACGAAATGACTTATCGGTTGCTACTCTGGGCGCCTCAACACCATCAGAGAGCCTTTTAAAAACAACTACATCCGCATCGTTGATGACATGGTATCCAGCCGGTCCACCGACGAAATCGAGTACGTCTTTCTGGTACCGCAGGCCATGAAACGCTTCCGGAGTTGGCACCAGTCGCACCAGCAGGTGGCTCGGAAAGAACGGGCGCTCGCTTTCGATTTTCCGCCCGTGGCGCGCTAAAACAACCCTTTCTCGCGGCATGAACGCCTCGACATTCGCTGCCGTCAACGCGTTTTCCACATCAAATTCTTTGCCGCTCTTCACATGAAGGCAGTACCAACGGGCATTCTCGGGGTTCATTTCCGTCACTTTCATAGATGCTGCCTTCAAGTTCGCTGCTGTGATTCGCCGAATTCTGTCCGAGAACCGCTCACGGCCTTGCAGCGCGATCGGGCTTCCGGAGAGTTTCCTACGCTGCATGATCATTGCTCCGCTCCTGTCTCAGTGCCGCCCTTGCAGCGGCCTCGAAATAGTGAAGCCGCTCCGGGCCGCCCTTCGGGAAGTAGACGACAGGCATCGATCCGGGGTCAGGAACGAACGGCCAGCTGGCAGCTTCGTGATACGACCGCCAGCTCTCAAAGAGATCGGAGCCAACAGGCACCGGCTCACAGAGGTCGGCCAGCACATCGAAGCGCGCGTCTGCAGAGCTCCGGTCGCGGTTCTTGGCCTGCGAGTGCAGTTCATTCACCCGAGGAAAGCCACTTTCGATCACCCGGCGACGGTGCTCCGCTTGGTCGAAGTCATGAGGAAAAATCAGCTCGCCGCCAGCACCGACGACAATCCCCTTGCCGCCAACGTAAGAACGCGCCCTCGCCTCACTTGTCCGCATGAGGGTCTCGAAAGTCTGGCGAATGCGATCGCGCACATCGAGCGGCACCTCCACGGGCTCGTACCCGTCGAGCAGCGCCAACGCCCGAATTCCCGCCCAAACGGGGCCGAATGGTGCAACCGGGATCTTTGTGCTCGCCGCCTGTACCTTCCCGGCCAGCGGCGAGACGTCGAGGAACTTCTTGTCCCGCAGGTAGACGCCGAGTGCCACGTTCTTGACTTTCTGCGCCTTGCACTCGGCGAGGTATGCGTCGCGCCGCTCCTCAGCCAAACGCCGCTCTTCCGGCGTCAGCTTCTCAAACTGCTGCAGAGCCCAAGCCGTCGAGGAGGCGATCGCACCCGGCCACGGGTTGTTCGCCATCCCCATTTCGAGAGCCTTCACCCGCTTGCCGAATTTCGCCGGATCGTCCTGATCCTTCAAATCGCCTTCGCGCGCATCCTCTCTCTCTGATGGTTCTATTGGTGGTTCTATTACGGTTTGGGTGTCACCGTGACACCCGTCGGCGTCGTCTGTGTCACCCATAGACGTCGCTGCTGTCACGGGTGACACTGTGTCATGGGTGACACCGTGACACCCGTCGGACGCTGTTTTCGGAGCCTTCAACCGTGCGAGCGCAGCCATGTTGAAATCGTAGCGAGTAGCTTCTCCGGGCCTGCTGCCGCCCTTCCTGACGACGACGAGCAATCCCTCTTCGACGAACTCTGCGAGGATGCGTTGCACCGAGCGCTCGGAGAGTTCCGTCTCCTGGGCAAGGCGGCCAACGGTCGGCCAAATGCCCTTACCGTCGTCATCTGCGAAGTCAGCCAGGCGCACAGCCAGCATTTTCCGGTTTGTCGAGCCGAGATGCGCCTTGAAGAGCTGCGACATGATGGCAATGCTCACGCCAACCCCCTTTTGAAATGCCGCGCCGCCTGCAGCGTCCGGCAGACAGCGTCCTCGCCAACGCCGAGAACGGCGGCGGGGTCGAACGTGTCGAAATGTCCTGATTTCCAGAGGATGACGGCGGCCAGCGCCTGCAGCTCATCCATCTTGCCGCTCATGGCGGCCGCCGAGCGCGACCGTCTCCGGTCAGCCAGCTGCAGCATGCTTCCCCTCCTCCGCGCCCCCGCGCGCAATGATCTGAATTCCGATGCGGGCGTATTCCCGCGTCATGCGGATCGTGCTCGGCGCGAGCCCGTCCCGGCCGCGCGTCGCGGAAAGCGCCGCGATCTCGGCTGCGAAGTAGGCTAGGCCTTCGTGAAAACCGGCCGCGGACAGCAGCCGGTGGATGGTGAGCTGGTCGCGAATGATCACCGCAAGCGGCGCTTCGAGCAGCCATCGCGCCCGCGCAGTATGGTCAGGCGCATCGGCGAGTTCTTCGATGATGGGGAGGAACTGCGTCACGCCGCACCCCCGCTGACCCGCTCGATCTCACGGACGACTGAGCCGGCCGACCTGCCGCGGGCAAGGCGCTGGCCGATCTCTTCCGGATCGAATGCAAATGGCGCCGAGGCGATCGCTTCGCGCAAATCCTTCGGCAGAGCGTCGAACGCGTTCATCACGTCGACGGAGGGTCGAATGGCGAGGATGCTGATCATGCTTCCTCGCCTTTGGCGCATCTTACAGCGTCGCCATCCGACGCCCGCTTAACCTTGTCTTCCAGTTCCCGCAGGCGCGCGGCGCCGCCGACCGTCAATTGCGGTGGATTAGAAGGCCAGACCAGACCGAGAGCGATCATCTCGTCGAGCAGGGGACCGCCGCCCATGCATCCGCCGTCGACCGCGCCCAGCGCCTTGAACTCGGCTAGTTCTTCCTTTGTCACGCAGGCGCGCCCATCCCGAGAATCCTCGGAGGATTGCTCCTTGCCTTTCGGCACGCCCGCCTGATTGCCCCAGAATGTCCAGTTGCCGTTCAGCCGAACGTCGCCGGCTACAAGGCTCTCGCGCCTCTGGAACAGCTCCAGCTTCGGGAGGTCCGGATAGAGCCTCTCGATCATCTCCGCGAAATAGACCGGCTTGGCCGAGTGTTCGCCCTTCACCTCGGCATGGACGGACGCGCTCTGCGTGCCAGGGATCGGCGCCGGGAAGTTGCCGCGTTTTCCGAGGAGCAGGATCTCGTGCCGGTCCCGCACCCATCGGCCCATGCCGATACGCGATTTATCCCAAACGAGGCAGGTGACGTAATCGAACCCCCAGGCGCGTAGCACGTCGATGCCGTCGTCGAGCCGGTTGGCCGTCACCCACAGGAAGAGCAGCGCGTCACGCGTCGCCGGGCTCGCATCGCCAGCGCAGAGCGACTTGATCTCCTCGAGCGGCATATGCGGATAGGAAAGCCCCCTATCCTGTCCCCGCTCCTCACTCCAGGCCTCCTGCTCCCATGGCGGATCGGCATAGATGATCGGAAAGGCGGCGCGCGGCATTGTGCCGGCCGAGACCGTGCCGCGCTCAGCAATGGCGCGGATCACGGCGCCACGGATCTTTCGCGAGAGTGCCTGCTTGCCGTCGCGGATGGCTTTCGCCTCTTCAGCGACGCGCTTGTCCGCCTC